GCCTTTTGGAATGACTTGATAATGTCACTATACCCCTGTATAGTAGTTATGTATGGTTATTCAATCAAAGGGAGACAAAATGACCGACGTAATGACTGCAGTTCANGTAGTTCCAGCAACAGACCGTCAGATTTCCTACATCAAGGACCTNATTCGTACCCGCCAAATTCCTGAGAGTCTTCAGGGGACTGACTTCNTTGAAGTTGCTCAGGGTAGCAAAAAGGCAGCNAGCAGCATGATTACTTGGCTGACCGGTCTTCCAAAAGGACAGGCACGCAAAGTTGAGGTGGTTTCTACCACTGAAGTTTTTGCNCCTACTTATGAGATTCCATTTGGATTCTTTACAGTTGCTGATGGNGAAGGTGGCTGGGTTACCCTTCGTATCAAGAANGAAAACTGGGCTGATGGAAAGGCNGTTGTTTCTTACCTCAGTGGCTCAGACAACACAGTTGCTTACACCGCTTTTGGTTTTGTAACAGAGGCCGGTGTTAAGCCATGGGCACGTTTTAAGACAAGCCACGGACGCATCGTTGCCGCTGCTGAGTTTCTTGTTACTGGCGATGTGGACGCAGCACGTAAAGAATTCCTCAACGTTGCAGAAGCACGTGCGATGGCATCTGGTCGTTGTGCTTGCTGTGGACGTATGCTTACGGTTCCTGCCAGTGTTCACCGTGGCCTCGGCCCTGAGTGCGCTAGGAAATACCTCTAGCGACTTGCTTTAAGGCGGCTCAAGGGATACTCTCTCTTGAGCCGTTTTTTTTATTTAAGGGAAGTAGGGAGATGCTCACACCGCAAGAAATACAAGAAGCGATTGAAACAGAGATGACTCGCATGGAGGCATTGGTTGACGAACTACGTCAGGCTGGTCATGACACAGCAACGGCTGAGGTTAATTTTAAAATTGAATTTGCACGTGAGAGATTAAAGGCTCGTTCGCAAGGCGTTGTTAACGGAGTGAAGGTAAACGTTGACACTGCGGATGATGTTGCAACGGTTGAGACCGAGCAAGAACGTCATCAGCACTTGATTGCAACTAACAATTTGCTAACACTTCGTGAAGCATTGCGTGCTTGTCAAAATACAATTGATGCACTTCGAACACTTGCAACTTCAGCACGTAACATTCCATAATGAAAAGGTTTCAACCACCAAAAAATGTAAACAAAAGATTGTTGGTTGAACTTGGTCTGCAATGTCAAAGATGTTCAATTGCATTTAATGACCCGCATTTAATTGAAGCGTGTCACGAGATAAAAGAAAAATGTTGGATTTATTGTCCCCTATGCTCACCGGAACGATATACAAACTTTGTTAGACCCGAAGTAGAAATACCATAAACCGGAGTTCATTTAAAAGCGTCGTGTAGCCTTTTGCTAAGCCAACAGAGTTGGAAAAGGTTATGGACGAATCAATCATCAGCACAGACACAGTAAGGGTTATTGCCCTTGAGGAGGGTCTTCGTGCTGGCATCGTTCTAGACAGTCTTCGCCTATCAATGCTGAACCAAGCAGTTGACTGGCTATGTGAATTAACGGGTATGCCAACCCAAGAAGTCCGCCGACAATTAGCCCAACAAAAAGGTGGACAAGTGGCCAAGTCTTTGAGTACTATTAACGCTGTTCGTTCTGTTCTCAGTAACGAACAAAAACAAAAATAGTAAATCAAGGAAAGCGAGGGACATCATAATGTCCGCAGAAATAACCGTAGTTGGCAACCTAGTTGCAGACCCCGAAATTAAGTTCAGCAACAGTGGGAAGGCTTATTGCCAGTTCACCGTTGCCGTAGGTTCACGTAAAAAGGATTCCGACGGAAACTGGATTGATGGGGATGTTTCATACTTCGATGCAACAGCATTTGAAGGCATCGCAGAAAACATGGCAGATTCTCTAACCAAGGGAACACGTGTTGTCGTTACGGGCTCGCAGACAATGCGTAGTTACGAAGACAAAGAAGGAAATAAGCGAACCGCTTATGGAATCACGGTTGACGAAGTTGCACCCTCACTTCGCTGGGCCACCGCACAGGTGACAAAAGCGAACAAGGGTGGAGGCGGTGCTCCAAAGGCACAGTCTTCTTTCAACGAAGAACCGTTTTAAGGTCGTTAACTAACGGTTCTAGTCTTCTTCCCGTTAGTTAACTTGTGGGACTGCTTGAGTCGATAACATCGCCTCATCGGTGTTGCTATTTTCTCCCTTTAATAGTCACTCGGCTCAAGCAGTGCTCACGCCAAAGTTTTTCTTGATAAAAACTACATTGATGTAGTTCCGCATAGTATTGTCAAATGTCGTGGACACACCGAACTATGACGACGAATTTGATAGGGACATTACGAGCCCTTTCCAAAACTCGGGTAGCCCCATGCACTTCGCATTTAGCGAACTACATGAGTCGTTCATAACCCTTTTGCAGGTTGGCTTTAGCGAAACCCAAGCCCTTAAATTTCTTGCCTTTTGCTCTATTTATGATGGTGATTTCTAGTGCTGGACGAATTCGGGTTCTACAAACCCGAACCACCCAAGTATGAATTCATTGCCCTTGATATTTTCCTTGCGTTGCAAAAGCCAGAGTGGCAAGATTACGCTGCCTGCAAAACCCCTGACGCAGGATACGTAGATACCTTTTTCCCTGAAATAAATGCCCAAGGTGGAAATCACCTATCCGCTGCTAGAAAAATCTGCATGGAGTGCCCAGTTAGGTATGAGTGTTTAGAGGCCGGTTTGAACGAAGCATGGGGAGTTTGGGGTGGGTATTCACCATCTCAACGTAGGCGTATCAACTCAGCAATGAAAAACGGTAGTAGCCTATTGGAAGCAAGCCAAGCAATAGACGCACGGAGTAGAGATGCCCGATAACGAGCAGCAAATGCCGCAGGTAGATAATTTCTCGGAACTCGGCGCCACAGGACTTTGGCGCACGGGTGGATTCGTCATTGACGACATCCTTCCTCAACTTCGAGGACGGCAATCTCTCACTGCTTACCGTGATATGTCTGAGAATGACCCAATTATTGGAGCCATTCTTTTTGCTATTGAGCGTGTAATTCTTCAAGTCGACTGGCGTGTCGACCCTTACGACGACAATACAGGTGCCACACCAACAGATGAAGACCGTGCAGCGGCGGCGTTTGTTCAAGAGTGCATGGATGACATGAGCCACTCATGGCACGAACTAATGATTGCAATTCTAAGTTTTCTACCATTCGGTTGGTCATTCTTTGAAATTGTTTACAAAAAGCGCAGCGGTCCAGAACAAAAAGACCCAGCAAAGCGCTCTAAATTTAATGACAACAAAGTTGGTTGGCGCAAGATTGTTATGCGTTCTCAAGATTCTTTGTGGCAATGGCAGTTTGATGAGAGCGGTGGAATCAAAGCAATGATTCAGCGTGACCCAACAACTGGTCGCTTGAATGTAATTCCAATTGAGAAGGCTTTGCTCTTCCGCACAACAACAGCACGTGGTAATCCTGAAGGACGTTCAATTCTTCGTAACTGTTTCAAGTCTTGGTACTACAAGCGTCGTATTGAAGAGTTTGAAGCAGTTGGTGTCGAGCGTGACCTTGCCGGTTTGCCTGTTGCATTTGTGCCACCAGAATGGATGTCCGCATCTGCAACACCAGCAGAGAAGTCTGCTTTCCACGCAATGGAAAGAATTGTTCGTGGCGTAAAGCGTAACGAAACAGAAGGTGTAATCCTTCCAATGATGTTTGACGAAAACGGCAAGCAACTTGTTGATTTCAAACTAATGAACTCAGGCGGAGCACGCCAATTCAACACAGACCAAATCATCAGCAGATACAACCAACAAATTGCCATGACCTGCTTGGCAGACTTCATTATGCTCGGTCACGAATCAGTTGGTTCTTTTGCGCTTGGTGCATCAAAGATTGACCTCTTTGTTGCGGCTGTTGAATCATGGGTACGTCTAATTGCGGAAGTTATTAATAGCCACGCAATCCCACGCCTCATGTCTCTTAATGGTATGGACACATCACGTTCACCAGTCCTTACGTACGGCCAGATTAACGCCGTTGACCTTAATGAACTTGGTACATTCCTTGCGAACCTTGCTTCATCACAACTTCTTACTCCGGACAACAACTTGGAAGATTACCTACGTGAACTCGCTGGCCTCCCAACATTCCGTCCGCAGGAAGATGGTGCGGCTGTCAATACTCGTTACAACGACCTTCGTGAACCACCGTCAACAATGACTGACCACAATGGAAACTTCATTGGGGCAAATACAAACGGTGCTGGTACGACAAACGGGAATACTGAATCAGAAGGGGTTAAAAACCCTCAAGGTGGAGTTAACGACCAAAGCGGAGGAAGCGGCCTTCAGGCAAACATAACATCCGCTGGATATACAGGTGAAGCACCACCGCAATCAAAAGGTGGAAAGCCAAAGCCAACAGGGCAAAATAGTCCTTTGACAAATAATCAGGGAACAACTTCATGACAATTCGAATCCGAAAAGTAAAAGGTTCGAAGCCAAAAGGCGGCCCAATTGTCAAGACTTCTTTTAAATCTACAACACCCGTTTCAACAACTCGTTCTCGTATTAAGTAACTAAACGCAGTTTTGGAAAGCGTGGGGTAGCATTTATGCCAAGGCGCAAGGAGAATCACCTGTGGAACAGATGAACATTTTGGATGCCGTCACTGACGTCCTATTAAGCGATATTTTGGCCAACGAGACCATTTCTAAAGAGGTCCGTGAGTGCGCCGCCGACCTTCTTCAAGAGGGATACACCACCGCTGACATCCTTGCTATTTCAAAGGGCGAAAGTTTAGAAACATCGCTTGTCCTTGTCCCTAATGACGAGCCCGACGAAAACCCAATTTGGAAGCGCCTTGCTACAAAGATTTTTGGAGAATTGGAACTTTCTGAAGAGGCTGAAAAGCGTCTTATTTCTAGAAACGTTGCAAAGGGGCTTGCCTCAGTTTCTCACCCATTTACAAAATCACAAAATCAATTTGACGGTCGTGAAGCCTGCGTAATTTGCGGTTCATTCGTAGACCAAGAAGTTTGTGAACCACTAGACAAGGCAATTGGATTTCCATTTACTTTTGTAAATTCACCAGTTCCTGCAGACAGTGATATTCAAGATGACTCATCTGACTCATCAACTACTGATAACGCAGTGAAGGTTCAACTTGACCCAGCAACGGTTGCAGCAATTCTTGCAGCGGTAAAGGGTGACGATGACTCATCAAGTTCTACATCATCACCAACCATGAGTGACGACTCTGACTCATCAAGCAGTTCATCTTCGTCATCAAGTTCTAGCAGCAGCAGTTCTAGCAGTTCATCATCAAGCAGTTGCAGTTGTTGCGGTGACTCNTCCGGAGATTGCAGTTGTGATTGCGACTGCAGTTGCTGTGAGGAATCATCAAGTTCTAGCAGTTCATCATCCAGCAGCAGTTCTTCATCTTCATCCAGCAGTAGCAGTTCATCATCCAGTAGTAGTTCAAGCAGCAGTTCATCTTCGTCTAGAGATGAGATGCTTGGTGAAGACTGGAGAGACGGTCTTGACCCATGGCAAGTAGAACTTGCTGAAAGCCTTGACGAACTTGTTGAAGAATTGGGGCGCATCCCAACAACAGACGCTGCTTACACAGACACATCACCATACCTTGACAAAGGAATGAATTGTGCGAACTGTGTTGCCGGTGGCGACGAAAACGGTTGCAACTGGGTTGCAGTTAATTGCTCACCTAACGGATGGTGCAAATTTAATGTTGTCCCTGTAACCATTACTTCATCAGCAGAAGCAGCCGCTACATACAAAGCCGCAGCCTCTGACAAAAAAGAAGATGACAGCACGAGCAGCGAATACGAAGACGTAAGCGACCCAATGGGTGGCATGGGTGTTGCAATGCCTGACGACCTTAAGAAAAACGATGCGCCTGCCGGACCACTCCTTGTTGAGTCGGGACCAAAAGTTGAGGGCGTACACCTTGACACCCCAGTTTGGGGAAACAGTAAAAAGCGTAGGCCACGCAACTTAAAGAACATTGCTGAGTCTGCTCCAGAGACTTTGGTAACTGCTAAGAGCGCTGACGCTGAAGAGGTTGCAGAAGAAGAAATTCCAAACGCAATAACAAAGAACGCAGAACTTCGCTACACGCTCGGACCTTGGTATGTTCCAAACCGTCACGACGCACACGGCGAGTGGACCGACCCACAAGAACTACAAAAGGCTCTTTGGGGATACGTCGAAAACGGCGACCGTGACATTCGCCTTCAGCACAACACATCAATCAAGGCTGGCAAGTGGGTAGAAGCGCTTACATGGCCGCACGAGGTTGACGTACCAATGGTTCAAGCAGACACCGGCTCGGTTCGCAAAGTTGCGTTTCCAGCGGGGACTGTATTCCTAGGAGTTGTTTGGGAGCCTTGGGCTTGGGAACTTGTAAAGAAGGGCGAAATCCGTGGCTATTCAATTGGTGGCACGGGCGCAGGCGTAGAAGTAGATATGCCTGAAGAAACAGCACCTCCAGTACATTTCCTAAACCAACAATAAGGACCCATCATGTTTGACGACGAAAACAGCATTAGCGAAGAAGAAATAACTGCTTGGCTACAAGCATCACTTGGCGAAGTTGTAACTCCAAAGATGGAAAAAACATTAGAAAAGAGTGACTCAGAAGGTCACCCATTTCGTGGTAACCAGTGGACCAATGGCGGTGGTGGGGACCCAACTAAAGACACAATTAAATCTCACCAAGACCAAGCAAATCACCACGATGAAATGGCTGCAAATGCAAAGTCTGACGAAGAACGAACTGCACATGAACAGGCTGCACAATCACATCGTGATGCTGCAATGTCATGGCGCATGACTGGTAGTAATGAAGAGGGCGGAGAGGGTGCACAAGTTGCAAGCGATGACGCTTGGGCCGATAGTGAAAATGCAAATGCAAAATCTGCCGTAACAAAAGGTAACGAACCTAATTATGGAAAACTTATTTCCAGCCGTAAGGGTGAGCCAACAGACAAAGACCTTTACAGCAGTGTAAAAAGCGAAGCCAAGAAAAAATTTGATGTCTACCCATCAGCAGTAGCAAATGGTTGGGTTGTTCAAGAAT